CCTCCCTCGACCTCCACTGCTGGGGTCAGAACCCCGTCGTCACCGCTAAGCTCCAGCTTAACGGCCAGGACCGTTTCTCGGAACGTGAAGGTTCTTACTTCTCCCTCGTCCAGCCTTACCAACACCACACCCGAAACCCTGATGAGGGTATCAACGTCTACTCCTTCGCCCTCCGCCCTGAAGAGCACCAGCCCTCTGGCTCGTGCAACTTCTCGCGCATTGATAACGCCACCCTTCAGCTGGTGTTGTCCAATGCGACCGTGCAGGGCACCAACACGGCTAAGGTCCGTGTCTACGCCGTTAACTACAACGTGTTGCGCGTAATGAGCGGTATGGGGGGTTTAGCATATTCCAACTGAGCGGTTTGGGTGGAAAAAAAACATTTATTTACAAAAATTCATACTATATATTTTATAATATGAATATTGGCCAAAAGTTAAAACTCTTTATTTTTAAATCTTTATAAGCGAAACACATAAGAACGGGTCTTAGGGGCAGCGCCCCTATCTAGTTCAACGTCCGCCGTTTATCCAACCATTTCAGTTCATTATAATTCAAATACTTATAATCCAGAAAATCATAAAGGTTTGGGTCATTTAAATCCGGCACAACTTCAGACTGTAAATCTAGCTTGTATGTGAATAATTTTTTGTTTTCATAGATAATGGTATTATTCAAGAGTAGGGCATGAATATCATTGTATTTCACAATCTCAATCTGATTATCATAACGCGGGACGAGGTTATAGACAAACATATTATGCTTTACAAAAATCAAGCCCCGTGTCCACTTGTCCGTCGGTTTCAAGGAAACATTTAAGACCTGCTTACGAAACGCATCATAACCACCTTTAATAATAAACGACATGTATTAGTTATTACTGCGCATCATCTTTTTATATTAATTTTATATACAATAAATATAATAAGAATAAATATAAAATGTTTGATTTTTTTGAACTTTTAATGCCGCATGAAGAGAAGTGGTGTTCAACGATGGGCTATTTTAATCCTTATACAGATCGATTCCGTACGCGCCTCACTGGAAAAATGCCTTTTTTTGATAATGAATGTTATGAACGTTACCCTCGTTTTAAAAACGTCTATGACAAACTCTGGATCGTTAAAAGCCAAGGTTTACCTGCCGGACGTTTAGAAAAACTCAAAGGGAAAGAAGATAAAGTCGTCTATCCCATTTTCATTAAACCGCGCTGGGGCCATTTGAGTGCTTCTTCGAAAAACTGTTTTAAGGTAAATAACGCCAACGAACTCAAAAAATACGTGAACTACAAAAATATGATGTGGTCTGAATTCATTGATGCCAAAGAAGGGATGACAGATTATGTTTTACTCAATGGAAAAATTGTACACCAAATTACCTATATTTATTCTGACAAACAAAATGGGTTTAGTGATGATTGGAAATATATTTCACCGGATTCGACACCACCGCCCATTATTACCGAATGGGTGAAAGAACATCTGAAAGAATTTACAGGTTTGGTGAATGTCCAATACCGTGATGCGAAAATTATTGAAGTAGGCTTGCGTTTAGCACGCGGTGGCGCTTATTTAGTTAGCACAGAAAATGAGGCCCTTATTACGAATATCAATAATATTTTTATCAAAAAAGAGTGGAATTATAATTTAACCGCAGAAATGCGTTTCAAACCTTTTTACGTATACAAATGTTTCACAACCCTGCCCATTGTTTTTCTCTTTCCACAAAAAATTATCGATTGGTATATTCAAAAACAGACCAGCCGACCGTTTTACGAGTATTATTTTGAACCGGTTGGCACCACAGGGATGGTGTTTTTTCAGTTTATGGATGATGATTTTGAACGCGGTATGCGAACCAAACGAGAGATCGAAAAAATCTTTGATCAAGCACAAATAGTAATGTATGTCTTATTCGCAATAGCATTTGGTCTCTTTTTAATTAAAAGTTCTCACCGTTTTATTTTTCTCTTTTTTGTGCTTTTTATCTTTCTCATTCGTATTTTTAACCCTATTATCGTGAATTTTAAATTATATAAAGCCCAGAAACAATCCATTTTTAAAGAAGGATCGGTGAAGGAAACTGAACCGGATATCGAACCATTTGATTCAGCATAATTCGATCCCTTAGAATTCGTTCCCTTAGAATTTTATAGCGTTATATTAATGTACATTAGAAGGAGAAGTAGTTCTTTATTGAAAACCAAAAAAAAGAATAAAAAAAGGGGTGGTAGTTCTCCATCAACCAAACGCAGAAGAACCGAAAAAGTATGGTCCGAATTATTACCCAAAGAACACCAAATATTATGTAAAAAATATAACCCAAAAAACTTGGATAAATTAGCAGAGAAATGTTACAAATACGATGATATGGATCTATGGGTTCATAATTCATACGGAATTCAACAAGTATCCGATGAAGCCTCCCCGTTATTCATATTTAACGAAGACGAAATAAATAATTTCGATGATTTAAAGGATGGTATACATAATTTTATGTTGTTTTGGGACGAAGACAGTGAAAAATATACTTTAGCCACGGCATATTTTAATGCTTTTGAATTTGGTTCGAAACACAATATAATTAGTTACCGAACAAGAGGTTTAACTCCGGATACATTTATAATCTCTGGTGAAATCAATAAAATTGAAGATTCTATTATTTTTCATGATACCAGCTCACAGTTTTTTCAGGATAATTTATGTAATATAAAACGCCAAATGCCAATTATTTATCTCTCGGCGTTGATTGATGAATTCGATATAGATATTGATACCATAGACAAACAACAATTAGATATGTTAAAAGAAAAGCTGTTTGCGACGAATGTATACGAAGAGAAATTTATGAGGAGAATAAGCCTAACCAAGACACTGGATGAATTAGTTCAAGCAGTATCTACCAATTTACCTGTAGACAATATTGAACAAAGCGTCATTCGTAAGAATTATGTTGATTTAATCCAACAAGTCCTCTCGGATGCGTTTGAACATTTGTTTAAGATAAAAATACCAATTACATATCGCAGTGTCTTTGCATTTAGCGACGAAGAATATGGCGACCAAAAAAGTGTAAAAGCGTTTACGCAACAAATGTGTGCTTTAAAAAACCCAATTCCATTTGATGTGTATTTTTCCGATAACGACTGTAGATCCGAAAGAAAAAAAAGTCGGTATGATACGTGTCATATAGGCGACATAACAGACGATTATATGACTGAGATGAAAAAAGAAACTCCGAAAAAATCATCCACCGAAAAAATATCCACAGAAAAATCAGTTTATGTAGATGGCGAAAAACTGTCTATTGACGACATTAAAAGATATTGGCCAAACTATGTTAGATTTCGGGATGTTGAATTTAAGGATACGCCGGAATTTCTTTATGAGAATCTAATTAAAAGAATACAGAAAACAAAATCAAATGCGGTCATTGAAATTAAATAATAAATTCGCCGCGCACACGATCAAACTCATCCGTCGAGCGAAAAATATTTATAATATCCGCACTGGTATATTTGCCATCTAGTTCGGGTAAAATACTATTTGCTGGCACATCGATGTCCCAAAACTTTTCAATCATTTTTGCTACATCATACGTCGAACATTTTTTAAAATTCAGTTTGATATCAATGCGTCCAGGCCGGATCAAGGCTTTATCCAAGACATCAATCTTATTGGTCGTCATAATGAGAATGCGGCCACTACATTCGTTGATACCATCCAGCATATTTAACAAGCACGAGAGATTATTGTTTTTTGTCTCATTTGTCATTTTTAACAAAGACGAAAGCAATTTTATTTCATTATTGGAATTGTCACATACATTTTTAGCAGGCTCACTCGCAGGTTGTAGTGCCGACGCTTGTCCAGATACGGCTGATCTCTCCTTCACCACTTCCCCTAGCGCATCAATATCTTCGAAAATCAAAATACGTTGGCTTTGTGGTATAATATGCGTTTCATCCAGTTCCTCATTATATATCAAATTTTGTAAATCGTTGAAATCCATCCCATCGTTGAGTTTAATATCAATACCATGCCGTTTTGTATAATTCATCAGTTGTTTAATGAAACGTGTTTTACCACAACCCGGTTCACCATACAAGAGAATACCCAAATTATAAGGAATACCTTTCTCCAAATACCATGCTTTATTGTTTAAGAAAAAATCTATCTTCTTTAAGACTGTATCCATCTCTTGAAAATAACTGTTTTGAAAAGTTATAGAGGATTCCCATGGCACAGATTCCACGCAAATTGAACTGCTTCCGCCGGTTTTCTTCTTTTTGCCGGTTGTTTCTGTCGATTTAGCGGTGCGTGCTGTAATAAAAAGTTGTTTTTCATTTGTTGTATGCCGCAAATGTTCTTTATAGGCCGCTACCTTTTCATTCACCCATGTTTGTAGCGCATCTAAGGATAATGTATATGTATAAACCATCAATGTATTGACTTCAACAATCTCGGTGTATTGTGCGCCACGGTGTTTTTCTTTAGTGCCATTGATGATGCGACCACTGATTTGTTCGGTTAATTTAAATTCTTTTCTTTGTTCGACCAAATACCCATTGTATTTTTCACTACCATTATCCCAATCAAATTCCATATCTTCTTTTAGCCGATACACCGTCTCGTTTTTCTTCGCCAAGAAGAACATAATGGCTTTAAATTTAATGGAGCGCGCATTGGGTTCGGTGCTAATGACAATACTTTTTTTATTGTGATCACTCCACTTGCGATATAATTCATTCAAATACTCTTTATCCGTATTATAAAAAAGAAAGACTAGAAAACTAAGTAAAGCCATATCAAATAAAAGAACACCAGTTTTTAAAGCTTCAATGATACTCGAGGCCTGACCCATAATGATGGGGATAATAAAATATTCGGGCGACATTTCTCAGATCTTGTTTATAAATGGCGCGTTATTTTTAAGCACTTTTAGAAAAGTCAACCTTTAGAAAAGATTGGACCAAACCCCTAATTTTAAAATTGTAGGAAACTTCGTGCGAAAATAAAAAACATAATTTATTTTTTATTTTTAAGCGTTTTGTGGCACTTTTCTAAAAACTGCTAGTTTGGCTCAACCTTTCCCAAAGGTTGGTTGCTTAGTTTGGCTCAACCTTTCCCAAAGGTTGGTTGCTTAGTTTGGCTCAACCTTTCCCAAAGGTTGGTTGAAGAGCCGGTTCATATTCAATACTTCCGGCTTCTCTTCTTCTCGCTGAAACAATTTATAGAGCAAACTATTCGCTCGGAAGCGGACGCTATAGTCCTGTTGGAGTTTATTACGCCCAATACGCCCCATCGCCTGAATACATTTCTCTTGGCTCATCGTGGCCAAGTCATTCCCAATATAGCCATGACAGAACTGATAATTCGTCCCGTAAATATAATCCGTCGACGCAATAATCATAAACAATTTATGGGTTTGGGCTAGTTTTTTCATAATTTCGGTATACTTCACACATTTGTGAGACGAAAAGACGCCGATACCCATCAGCAGCAAGAGTTTCCAATAGTCCTGGACTTCCGTCTGCATGATTTGCTCCACAATATCTTCCGAGATTTGACACGTAAATACATTCGCATGGTTCATGCGCGCCGCATATTTATACAAATGATCACGCGTATTCGGCACATAGGTTGGATTCAAGCTGATGGTCTCTATGCTTTCCTGTAGTGCCAAGAGTTTTTGTTTTTTGGCTTTCATCTCCGGTGACAATTTATCGTCACCATTATTTTTATCTTTTTTACTATTGTCTGTTACCGCTTTCGCATTAACCGCATCCTCCAAATCTTTTTCGATCTCTTTGATTTGTCCTTGTAAGTTACGATTAAACTGAATTTTCCCCATGATATCTTTTGTGACATTGTCTGGAATTTTCGCATTCTGAATATAAAACTGCGCAATTTTATTGACATCATCGGCAAGAAAGATCGTCGGTCCATCGGTCAATGTATACGCATCGGTGGTTGTCAGATTGACATTCGATTCATGGATTTTTTGCCGTGTCGCACACAGTTTCTGATAGATCGGCTGATATGCGTCTGGAACCACATTGCCCAAGACTTCCAGATAGAAGATTTTGAGGGAAGCCATATCCAAACTATCCATATCCGGGAAATAATTTTCGATCGTATAACGGTCAGTTTGTAAATCGCTTGGCTTGACTGTGAGAATAAACCGCACCGCCTCACGCAAATCAATATAGCGTAACAAGGTCCTATATTGTTTACAATGGGTGACGATTTCTTGTACCTTCGCATATTCGCTATAGAGATAATGCGGCATTTCCACATAACCTTCGCGATTGATGAGTGGTATGGTTTTCTTACAATCGTAGCTGACAATTTCATGAACTTGGACGCCGTCGAACCGCGCACAGAAATCCATAATGGTGTCGCTTATTTCGCTTTGCTGAGGTAAGGTAGCCGAAGACAACACCATATTCGGAATAAGATTTTCGGTCCAATTCTTATGAATGATCGCATGTAATTCATGGTCCGGATAATCCATCGTAATGGTCGGTTCATCCCAATAGGTAATAATACTTTCTTTCGTATTGAAAGCGAGCATATAGAGCATAGCTGGCAAATACGATTGGACATCACAAATCATAATTTCCACCTTTTCACCTTGTGAGTTATCAACTTTACCAATACCACCGCTTTTCGCATTTTTCGTATACTCTTTCGCCGCATAATAATGTAAACGTATATCCTCCGCATCTCGACAGCCAAACGCAAACGCGATTTTTTTCTGTATAGAGATAGCTGCTTTCGCGAGTGACAAGCCTACATGCCGCGCCGCACATACAAAGATGACACGATGTTTCGCAGCCAGACCAAGCGGTGACATGGTTTTACCTGTGCCTGTCGGCGCAATATAGAGAATGAGTTTTGGTTGCGGATTTTTACACAGTGAAAAGAGTTGTTTTTGGTGATCATACAGCGTCTCATCCGCATAGCGCAGCAGATAATCGTTTTTCTCGATGAGTGAATAGCTTTGCTCGACCATCGCCAGCATTAACGCATTCGGTGGCAGCGCTGCGGCGATACTCGTCACCAAGATATTCAGTTGTTTACGTAGTTCCTTGTTCACATTTTCTATATTGTATTTTAACAGCTTGTAGAGCGTATAGAGATAGAACAGCCACGTGCTTGTGCTCTCTTTGCTTGCCAATAGTTTCTCCAATAGTTCCAACATCATATACTCAAATATAGTGCCTTTCTGTTCTTCCAAATGTTTCGTCGTGTTTTCCATCCGAATGAGATCGGCTTTTTTCAAGATCATTTTCGTTTTTTTGCCAATGTCTTCTACCGGCAAAGCTACCCGATATTTCTTGCACATCTTCGCCAGTTTTTCGTGGAAATAGTTTTTATAAATATGGTCGTCAAAGAGCGCTGGGTTAGTGAGTTTCATATACTGCACCAAAGAGAGCGTATAATTGCGCGTGATATTGACCTCCGCGTAGCCATCCGCGATTAATGCCAAGATCCGCTTTTCATTCTCGCTACAAGGCACTTCAATCGTGGCCCACTCTTCTTTGGTCAGTTTGCTTTGCTTGTTAAAATCCATTTTGCTGAGTTGAGTCAAGGTTTATAACTAACTACATGTGTTATCTTTATTTCAATTTTAAATTAAATAATTTTTAAAAATCATATATATTATGAGTAAAAAAAGAAGTGGATTATATAATCAACGAAGGGCGTATAGATATGAGTGTTGTCCGCCAACCATTACGAATATATGTATTGGTTCAATGTGCAGTGGAGACGCTCTTGCGAATATGGATACAACCGGGTTAACTAAATTAACTGCTTTAGATAATAATGATGACGGTTTGTACCATTTTCCAGTTAATTTGGATTTTTACTTTTTAGGTACCAATTACGGCAATGGATTAAATGAAGGTATATATTGGAATTCCAATAGTGTATTGGGTTTTGGAAATAGGAATCTTTTTGATGGATATCTTGGCATTTTAATCGGTTATGAAGATAGACTGAATAATACATTTTGGTATTCCAATACATTAACTGCCAGCTCCGGTGCAAATTATGTCCGTTTATTATATTTTGGACAAAACAGGTTCAGTGATGGTACGCCAGATGTTTTACAATACGAAATAAATATAATGCGTGATACGTCTTTTCAATATGTTGAAATCAGAACAGCAGGTATCGGCGAAACTATTGGTGACTGGGATCTCTCAGACGGTATAAATTATCAAAATACGTGTGGAGATTTTTATCAAACAACCGGTCCAGCCGTTGGCGGTAGTTATGTTTTTAAAAGTGATTTAACCGGGCAAAATTGGGAATTTTATCGTAATTATCATATTAATAAATAAATTTAAGCCCCTACCACCGCATATAATGTATTACTCATATAAAGCGAAGATAGCCGAATGATCGGCCCGGCTAACTATATAAAAAAAATTGAAAATAAATTTAAGGACTAAAAAATAAAGTATAATTATACAACATGGCTGCTCCTATCATTCTTTCGATTGAAGGTAATATTGGTTCGGGCAAATCGACATTGCTGACGAAATTACAAGAAATCTATGGAATCGATACCAGCATCTGTTTCCTTCAAGAACCCGTCAATATCTGGGATACCATTAAAGATGAACAAGGTGTCTCTATTTTAGAGAAATACTATTCGGACCAAAAAAGATATGCGTTTTCCTTTCAAATGATGGCTTATATATCGCGTATTTCACTTATGCGCGAAGCGTTGAAGAAAAATTACAAGGTTATTATTATTGAGCGGAGCGTTTACACCGATTCGGCCGTTTTTGCGAAGATGCTGTTTGACGACAAGAAAATCGAAGAAATCGAATACAAAATCTATTTAAAATGGGTCAACGAATTCATTTCCGAATTCCCACCGGTTAAATTCATCTATTTACGCACGGAACCCGATGTGTCTTTCCAGCGTATTTTAAAGCGCGGCCGCCAAGGGGAAACAATCCCTTTAGAATACCTAGAAAATTGCCATAAATATCACGACGAATGGTTATTGAACAAAAATACCATACCTTTGCTGGTTTTAAACGCCAACATGGATATTAACAAAGACAGCCAATCACTGGCCTTATGGATCCATGACATAAATTGTTTTATATACCAATAAGTTTGCGTAAATATATATAAACTTAAGGAAAATATTAACTATTTTTCTATGGTTGACGTAAGTAAATAAAAAAAGGATATCGTGTTCAAATTTAATTTTGTGAATAAATTAGGGATTTTTAAAATCTTTTTAAGGATATAAGATATTTTTAATATAAATATAATAACTTAATTATAGAAAATGCCCAAGAATGATATTGATTACTCAAATACAATTATTTACAAAATCACGTGTAAAAATCCAACGGTAACGGATGTCTACGTAGGTCACACTACCAATTTTGTCCAGAGGAAGCACGCACATAAACAAAGTTGTCTCAACCATAAATCACCAAATCATAATTGTAAACTGTACGAGGTAATCCGATTAAACGGAGGGTGGTTCAACTGGAAAATGGATATAATTAATTTTTTTAATTGCGCGGATCATTATTCTGCCAGAAAAAAAGAACAAGAATATTTTGTTTCATTAAATGCCACACTTAATAGTATCGAACCTTTGCCAAAACCCAAAAATATAAATAAAGAAATATCTATAACAAATCCAAAAATTTTATATTGTAATACGTGTAATATAAAATGTGTTAATTCCAAAACATTTGATATTCATAATAAAAGTATAAAACATATAAAAAATGAAGAAATGTCAAATTTAAATGAAAATAATACAAAAAATAAAAAAACATATAATTGCGAAACATGTAACCTTGATACAAACAACAAGAAAGATTACTCAAAACATTTATTAACAAGAAAACATATTAAAAACACAGAAAGTGATAAAAATATACAAAGGACACACCAATTAACATGTGAATGTGGTAAAATATATAAACATTACTCTGGCTTATGGAGACATAAAAAGATATGTAAAAATAAAAACATAAATAAAAGTGAAATTATAACTTTAATAAAAGATAATAATGATATTAAAGAGCTCATTAAAGAAGTTGTAAAAAATAATAATGAATTACAAAAACAAAATAAAGAATATCAAAAACAAATGACGGAGTTGTATAACAAAAGTAATAATATGGTAATATCCAGTTTAATATAATTCATGTGTATACAATTTATTATAAACGCGTGAAATATATTTTTATATGAAAAATAAAAATATATAAAAATCAGAATTCTAGGTTTGATCGTTGCAAATCGATTTTGGACATTTTTAAAAATGTCCATTTTCAAAAAGTCCAAGCCGGACCTAGAAAAAACCCTACCAAAAAACGACTTGTGACCATTATGCTCTCATTTCCAATTTTTAACTAAAAATGTTGTGACTATAACTTTTTAATTAAAACAACTTAAGCGGAAAATTATATTTCCATATATTAGCGGAAATGGAAACTTTTTCTCCCGGAATTTCCACCACAAAATATGTTTGCGACGTATGTCACACTTCATGTAGCAAAAAAAATGATTGGTTGCGGCATGTAAAGACAAACAAACATTTAAGAAACTTTGGAAATAAAAAGGAACTAAAAAATGCTACATTCGATTTTACATGTAATTGTGGAAAGAAATATAATACCAAAAGTGGTCTGTGGAAACATACTAAAATATGTGTTATAAAGGTATGCGAGCCAATCAAGGCACAATTTATCAAAAATGAACCTTCAAAATCGGAGCCATTAAATGGAATTATAACGAATGATATTTCTTTTTTAACAAATCTTGTATTGGAAGTTGTAAAAAACAATAGCGAATTACAAAAACAAAATATTGAATATCAGAAACAAAACCAAGAAATACAAAAACAAATGATAGAAATATATAAAAAGGGTAATAATACAGTAATCTCTAATAATAGTCATAACAAAACATTTAACCTTCAATTCTTCTTGAATGAACAATGTAAAGATGCCATGAATATTATGGATTTTGTGGATTCGATGACACTCGAACTCTCGGATTTGGAGG